AGACCTGGTGTCCCTGCTCACCCTGGCTTACTACTTTCTCCACCAGAACCTTGACTACGACGATGTAGCTGCTCGCTATGGCGTGACACCGGAGTCGGTGGGGGAAATGGTGGAGGCAGAACTGCCAGCTCTCTGCTGGTGGCGCAGCCTGCTTTCCCGGGCGCGGGAGGCGCAGGGTGGCGACGAGGAAACAGAAGTCGAGGACTGGCAGATTATTGGCGGTGTTGCCATGGGCTTCTACGCGCTTCATCTGTCCTTAGACGACTACCCCCTGAGCATCCCCGACATGCGGAAGTTGTACACCGAGACAGCGGCAGACCAGAACCGCTGCCAAATGCTTGGCATCGAGCCCACGTTCTGCGCGGTCAGTGACAAGCACTTGGCTTCCTTCTTGCGTAAAACGGCTGAGTGCGATGTTGCGATTGCTCGTCGTCTACGCGGCATCTCCGAGATTTTGGACGACACCGCCATCAACCGCCCTCTGTTCGGTGCTCCCACCGACTTGGACATGGACAGCGATGTGTACGAGGATGACGCATGAGGAAGACGACCAACACCCAGCTGGTGGGCACCGTCATGGTGCTCGTGACCTGGAAGTACAGCGGCGAGGCCGAGCTTCGCCGCAAGGTACACATGATGCCCGAAGACTACTACCTGCTGCGCCGCCTCCTGACGGGTGTCATCAACGAGCAGGAAATCAAGGAGGCGGAGGGTAGGAATACCTTTGTTTCGCTAAACAGTATTTCTACCAACATTTCCACCGTGGCCGATGTAGAGCACATCTCTATGCTTCAGTTGATCGGGCACATAGCGACCATTTAGGAGGTCACATGATAAGCCGCGACACCGCTGCTTTTGTCCGATACCACTGCCTGACCAAGAAGCAGCCCTTGGGCAAGGTGGCAGAAGCCAATGATTTGACTGTGGCACAGGTGCAGCGCATCTTGGATGGCGACTTGGTGCCTGTGCCCAACGAGCGTTTTGTCGTCCAACCCTCCTACACGCTTCGCAGTCGCAAGCTGACACCGGAGCAGCGCCTGGCTATCGCGCATCTCATCTGCTACGGCGCGACCCTGCGCTGCCTATCCGAAGAGTTTGGTGTGCAAATCCGCGCCATCCAGCACATCAAGGAAGCCCTGACGGTGAGCTCGGACAACCCTACCCCTCGCAAGAAGCCAGAGGCAGGTGAGATGACCTTCAACGTGGTGGCAGAAGCCAGGTACGCGCACTACCACCTCAAGCAGCCCGTGAGCCTTCTCGCGGCCAAACTGTTCGTCAACTACAAGACTTTGCACGGCGCTGTGGCCTTCCGCACCTACCGCACCGCGCATGGGCGCAAGCCTATTCCATCTCCTGCCCTGCCGACAAAGGCCGATGAGCAGGCCTTTTGGCTGTACATCTACGGCGCTGATTTGGATTTCATTGGAGAATCCACCGGGCTGCACCCCGACCTTGTTATCGGCTTGGTTGATAACAACAGCGAGGTGGTTCAATGACCCTTTTGTCTCTGCCGACTGCGGAGTTTGGTTCCTGTGCTCAGTGGAAAAACCGGGTTCTTACTCAGTTTTTGTGGAAGCTCGACCGTGTGTTCCACGAGGATGCCTTCTCTCCCCTTGAGATTAGGCCGGGCACATCTTGGCGCATCGAACAGCTAACCAGTCAGCAAGGCACACAGATGTGGACATTTCAAGTCTCATGGCCGGGGCATGAGTTTGAGGTGTGCGCCAAGGAGCTGGACAGATGAGCAAGGTTCTGGCTCGGCACAAGAAGCGGCTGGGAGCGGTGCCTACTGCGGCATCTTTCCAAAGCGCCAATGAGGACACGAGGCCTGCCCTGACCACAGAGCAGCGCCGCGATGCAGGCCTTCTTGATGCTCGGGTCGCCTTGCCACTACAGGCGACGGTTGTAGACCAGCGCACAGGTCAGCGTATCCCCTACGACCCAGACGCAATCTGCCCGAAGTTGCACCATGACATGCTCTGGTATTTCGGTGAAGCTCCCCGCGACCAAGACAACATGATGCGCTGGCTCTTGGCTGTGGGTCCTCGTCAGTGTGGCAAGAGCTTGGCCTCCAGCTTGTGCGTGGACAACATCTGCGCCCAGCTGGAGGGTCAGACTGGCCTCATCATCGCAGACCATGACAATCGAGCCAAGACCCTGTTCCGCTACATCGCGCTGTCCCACCAGAACCGCCCACGGCGCTTGATGCCCACCACGGTGCCTGTGCGGGAGAGCAATCAGATTACCTATGACCATGAAGGCGGCGTGAGCATGGTGCGCTGCTTGTCTGGACAGGCACCAAACGTGGGCATCGGTCGGTCGCCTGATGTCTGTCAGATCAGCGAAGTGCCCTTTATTCCTGGCTTTTCAGACTTCTGGTACGGCTTCTACCCTGCCATGGTCAACCGAGCCAACTCCTATTTGGTCATGGAGTCAACGCCAGCTCCAATGACGGAGCCGAGCACAGAGACATTCAAGAACCTCGTGTCCGATGCCAGGAAGGGCTACGGGAGGTGGATGTTCAGTTTTACGGCCTTCTACGAGTCTCGCCTAAATGAGCGCAAGTGGGACAAGGCCTGGACGCTGGACACCGAAGAGATTCGTCTGTTGGAGTTGTTCGGTCCTGGTGGCAAGCATCCGCAAATCGGCGGCAAGTACGGGTCAGAGTCTGCTGATGCTCCGGGTGATGTTCGCTTCCTCACCTTCCAGAATCTGGCTTTCCGGCGCATGGCTATGCGCGAGGTTGATGCTATTCGGCGTTGGCCGGAGCTTTTCCTTGTCTTCTACCCCACCGACCCCGTGTCCTGCTGGGCTGTGAAGGGTGGCGGTGTCATTCCGAGCGATGTCTTGGCAAAGCACCAGAAGCGCATTGTCATCCCATGGGCACCGCATGACACCTACAAGGTCTTCCGCAAGCCCCAGCCCGGGGGCAAGTACGTCCTATCTGTTGACCCAGCAGGTTATGGACATGACCATGCAGCTTTCCAAGTCCTTGAGGTTTGGCGCGACCGCATCTACCAGGCTGCCGTCTTTGCCTGTCCCAACGTGACCCCCAACGATTTCACGGACAAGATCATCTCAGTGGCAGCGGAATACAACCAAGCCCTGGTTGGTGTAGAGCGGAACGGTGTGGGCTTGGCTGTGCTTGCTCTGCTTGAGCGTGCCTTGGAGCGGGGACAGATTCAAAATCTGTACTACGACAAGCGCGGTGTCCGCTCCAAGCCCGGCTGGCATGCCAGCAAGACCTCCATCGAGGAGAGCCTGGGTGCTCTGATTGATGAGCTTCGGGAGCGCCTGTGGCTGTTCGACTCAGAGACGCTTGACCAGTTGGTGGACTACCGGAATGACAAACTGGTCAAGATGTCCGATGCCCGAGAGATTCTGAACCCCGGCAATGTAGGCCGTGGGCGACGCACCAAGGGACACTACGACCGAGCCAGTGCCTTGGCCTTGGGCTGCTTGTTGGTGCGCGAGATTCCAGTGGCAAAGCGTCCTGCGTATGTCTCAGAGGAGTCTGACGAGCCAGAAAAGGTGGCCGAGCAAACCACGGGGGCTTTGACATGGAACGAGCGAGAAGCCCTACGCAAGAAGATAAAGCGCGACAAAGAGATAAAGAAGGCGCTTGCTAAACGCAGCAATCGCATGTTGAGTAGGCGGCAGCAGGTAAAACGCCGTCGTTGACCACCCATTGTTCCTATGTTATCCCCACCGCCGGGAGGCTTGCAGATCGTGAAAGATTCTACTCTGGTTCTGAGCCGAGACAAAAGTGACGAGCAGGCCAAGCAAAAGGCGCGTGATGCCCGCTGGCGCTGGATCAATGATTGCCTCCAGTTGCACAAGAAGGCGCGGGAGCGGGAGTGCGAGGAGTGGGACTATGTGTCCCAGCTATACCGCTCCAAAGACCCGGACTCCACCCGCATTGCTGATGCGACCATGGTGTACTACGGGCTGGATGAGGAGAGCGACGAAGAGGTCTTCTCCCGCAACGAGCTCTACGCTTTTCTCGACCAGCTGGTGGCAACCATCTGTCCACCCAATCCAGAGATTACCATCAAGGCTCGCCGTCGCCCCTACAAGAACGCCGCCAAGTTCCGCGAGCTTCTCATCAACGAAGTCTTCTTGATGGAGAAACTGGCGACCAAACTGTGGCGGGCTGTGGGTCGCGCTTGCATCTTTCCCCGCTGCTTCTTCAAGGTGACTTGGAGCAAGGGACTGGGACACCCCAAGATTCGCGTGGTGAACCCGCACTTCATCTTCTTTGATGAGATGGCATCCGAGTGGGACGACATTCGCTACGTCTGCGAGGTCAACATGATGACCCGTGGCGAGTTTATGTCCCGGGTCAAGAAGACCGCCGATGGCAAGGGGTCATACTTCTTGAAGCCAGAGCTTCTCAAGAAGGTCAACTTCGGAAGCCATGAAAACTGGATGAAGTACCATGACAACAGCGGCATGTACTCCGCGTCCGCCAAGAACCCGCAGCAGGCATACAAGTGGGTTCCCGTCTACGAGTTCTACGACCTGGTGAGCAAGACGCTCTACCACTTCGTTGACGGCATTGATGTTCCAATCTACGAAGCTCCCCTTCCATACCAGCTTTTGGAGAACCCGTACTACATGCTGGTCTTCAACGACAACCTGAAGAACAACTCAGGTCTGTCGGATGCGGAGCTGGTTCGTCCCACCCTCGACCTGCTCAACGATGTGAACACGCTTCAGTTGTGGCACATCAAGAGTGGCATCCCCATCCCGGTCATTCACGAGGGACTGGTGGACGACCCCGACGACTTTGCAAGCCAGTACAAGAATGCAGCGGGGCCGAGGGACATCATCCGCCTTGCTGCCCAGCCCCGGGTTCAAATCAACGAGGTGCTCGGACACACTCCCACGGCAAGCTTGCCCATCGAGTGGAACCGCACCACGCAGCAGATGCTGGATGTCATCGAGCGGGTGCTTGGCCTTCCTGGCTTTGCCCGGGGCGCTGTTGGGCAGACCGACGTTGCCACCGAGGCCGCGCTGGCCGGAACCGCCGTCCGCACCCGCAATGCCCGCCGCCAGAAAATCATCTACCTAACAGTGGAATGGATGGCTCGCGCAATCATCCAACTCTATATTGAGTACATGCCCATTGATTCTACTGTGCCCCTTCAGTTGATGGAGGACTCAGCCGACATATCTGTTGGGCGACGGATGCTGGGCTTCGGCATGCCCAAGGGAGGACGAGTTGAAGATGACGACCCGTGGGACTACAAGTTTCAGGCGCTGGCTTATAACGGAGATGAAGACAATCGGATTGTTAGGCTTAAAAACATTATTGAGCTTTTGCCGAGCCTTATTCAGAATCCGGATGTGAACCAGCGCCGACTCTGGCAAGAAGTCCTCGACTTGGTCAAACTGGGTCGGGTGATGAACAGCGACCAAGAGCTTCAGAAAGAACAGGAAGCGCAGCAGCAGATGATGCAAGCTGCCCAGCCTATGGAAGCCACGCCACCCAGCCCTGATATGTCCGCGCAGGCCATGACAGAGTTGGGGGCACAGCAGCCACAGCTTACCGGGGCACCCGTGCCTGGCGGTCCCGCTCTGTAGAAGGCATAAGGAGGGAATATGCCAACATACGAAATCCAGCCCTGCACCAACTGCGGTGCCGTGGAAACCATTTGCCGCATGGCAAATATGAAGAAGGACGACCAAGGGCGTGTCTATCGTCCTTGTGGATGCGGGCAGTGGAGCATGCAAGCTTACCGCACCGCGCCTAATGGCTATGTAGATGCCCCCGCTGATTCTAAGCCTTTTCAAGTGGCTGGCATCGAGGGCACCTTCCGCTCGCACAAGCAACTGGAAGCCCACTGCAAAGCCAACAACCTGGACTTGAGCCACACCAACGACGACTCTTGGAAGAAGGTCAAGTACCGCGCCAAGCGTGGTGCCGAGGCTTTGGCTACCGAGCAGGGCTATTCCAGCCTGGGTGCCTACAAGGAAGCCCTCAAGGACAACGCCCACATCAGCCAGAGCGTCAACGAGGCAAAAGAAAGAACGGGTGTTGCTCGGGGCTGACGTAGGATATAAAGCAGCATAATGCCTTCCCGGCTATCCTTTTAGGAGAATACGATGCCAGCAGCAGATGACCAGATGAAAGCAAAAGTGCCTACCCCCAAGTCTGTCTTGGAGGATGTGCTGTCCTCTGGCAAGGTTTCGGCTCAGGCCATCATCAAAGCTCTGGAGGCCGCTGGCTTCAGCATTATTGGTGCCAATCAAGACATGCCGATGGATGACGGTGGGGACATGCCAGCTGGTATGCGAGCCGAGCGCAATCCCCCCGAAGGCACCAACGCACAGGACACCAAGGCCATGGGCGAGCCCATGAGCATCGACCAGATTGGAGCAGACCTCTTTGAAGAATACATGGGAGGCTCCGCTCCAGCTTCATGACAGGAGGGAACATGGAAAATGAAGAAGCAGAGGTGATGGAGACATCGCCCGAGGTTGTAGAAGAAGTTGAAGCGACCACGCCGCCAGAAGACGCAGAGCCGGAGATTGCTCCGGAGCCAGAAGCTTCTGCCAGCGTGGACTACGACTTCGGCCTGGTCTTCGCGGACGACTTTGACTCGGAGCAAGTGCCGGACAACTATCGTCCCGGCATCTCCACTGTGCGGGAAGCGTGGCAAAACCAGCAGAAGGAGTACGAGAAGGTCTTCAACGACTTGCGTGATCAGGTGTCGTACCACCAGAATCTGTGGCAGCAGGTTCTGCGCGATGAAGACCCCAAGAAGTATTCTGGCCTGGAAACGGAAATCGAGAAGCTGCAAGCCGATGTAAAAAATAGGCAGGCAATCATTGACCAGCTCCAGCAAGAGCGGGACATTGTGCAGAAGCAGTTCGATGACCACGCCACCAAAAGCAATGAGCAGTACCTGACTTGGGTGGAAAAGAAGTGGCATGACAATCTTGCCGAAGACAGCCAGGTGGGAAGCCCCGTCTTGCAGTCTGCGGAAGAAATGGTCATCGAGCTTCAGTTCGACCCGGACGAGGCGCTGGAACTTGGGTTTAACTACGGCCTGGAAGCCATGGCCGAGGCAGCAGACTTTTGCGCCAAGGGCATGAAGCCCGAAGATGCCTACGCCTTGGCGAAGCGCATCTACTCCAGCTTTGCCGACGAGCCTGAGCAGGCACCCGCAGCAGAGCCTGAGGTACAGCACAGCCCTTCCGCAGACTTAACAGAATCCTCGGTCACACA